CTATAAACTAAAAATATTAAGTTTGCCTTTGTAGCTTTGCTATCCAGAGGGGTTCGAACCCTCAAGCCGTTTACAAAGGGAGCTAAATACGATTAATATATGATTCCCTTTCATGCTGCCGAGACCCAACTCCCGGCGAATCGCTTATACAATCCGCGGAGCTAGCAGCTAATTTAATGTCCTTTTTGTCAATTGGGCACACGCATTCTGCCGAAAGAGCTTGGCCCTCTCCAAGAGCCCCTTGTTGCCACTTTTCGTACAGTTCAACGTATGTGTATCCGTTGAGGTTGATCCCGCGATCAACCCAATATTTGTTCAGTTTTTTAAAGACCTCACTAAACTTCTTTTTGCCGTAAAACATATACTCAATCAAAGCACTCTGAGTCGTGCTGAGCATATGCCCATCAATGTTCCGATAGTTTCGGCATTTCGTCCAATTTATTATATCCCGAATTAGATCTTCATCCAGGACCCCCACAATCGTTCCTTCAAGTAGATGGGGTGTCCGCCCAAGGAAGCTTGATTCGGACAATGTAACAAATGGTCGCGTGACTTCTTTCTTGTCAATATCGGTGTAGTTAACTCCATGCCTTTTAAAGCACTCCGACAAGGCGATATTATTGAAGTCATTTTTAATCGCATCCGAAACAGAAATCCAAATGTCATCACCATAAACCAAACAATTAACGTTCTTTTTAAACGAAGCGTACGTTGCCTCTTTCTTCTGTTTGAGCATAATGTCACGATAGGCCATGTACACATACATGTACATACAGATGGTATTAACTACAACAGTTAATGGTTGACCGGATGGACTGCAACACATAGTCTGGAATACCGTATTATAGGCCACGTTGATGCTATCCGTAACTTCAGCTCTCAAGGCTGATCTCATGATCTTATACATTTTGTGTGTTTCTAAATTTTTATCATACTGTTCATACCAAGCATTGATAATCGTATAAACTGAACGCACAAGTTCGGTTGGTAAGGTGGGCCCAAAGTTCTTTACATCCCCACAGATGATGTTATTATGCCATCTCAATTTTTTAACCATTTTCTGCCAGTCAGAGCCGAGACAATTAACACCCACAGCTGAAAAGCCATCAAGCGCGTGGTCGTAGAAGGCCGCAACAAAATCCATCGTCAATCGCCGTGAAGCTATAGTATGTTCAACGGGTCCAGCTTGGATTAACCTAGGCTTATCAATCTTAGCTTCACTCTTCCTCTCATCTTTGAGGACGCAATGGAACACAGTTGGAGGTGCATT